AGCCATTGGGGATTTATTTCAACCACTAACCAAAAAATGGTTGATGGAATTGCTTCGGTAAGAATTGTTAAGGCTTCAATAAATGAAGCCAGCAAAGATGGAAAAGATTCCATCATCAAAGCAAGTCAGGTTGAAGGATTCGGCACCGCGTTAAAACTTAAAAACTTAATCGGTGCAGAAAAGCAGACCATCAGCAACATCTTAAAAGTATCCATGAGAGCGAAAAGAATTGATGGTGTAGATGGTGTCGATTCTCTGCTTGATGGGATAAAATCATGGCAAGGCTTTATTGACCGCCTAGAAAATGCAGAAGCAGAAAAAGCGGAAGCATTGGAAGCGGAAGCAGAAGCCAAAGCAGAAGCAACCACAGAAGCAAAGAAAGAAGCAGACCTAAAGGGGATTACCCCTGACGCTTTCGCTGAATTGACCCTAAAGTATTTCGCCACGCTTAACATGGCAGAAGCCAAAGTTATCAACGCGAAATTGGTTAAAACTATCGTATCGGGTTGGATTACGATAGATAAAAACAGCACAGCGAAAATCACAGAAAAGGCTAAAGCCTAAACCTAGCCCGACAGAATAGCCTCACCCCTTAGGGGGTGGGGTTATTTTTTTAGCTAGTCCGATATGTCCGAATTGCCCGATTTTCAACACAAACCAACACAAACTATCATAGCCAACACAAACTATTAGAAGCGTGTAAAAAGAAAAGTCAGCGACACGAAAAAAATCAGGAACACAAAAAAATCCAACACAAACTAGAGGGGCGAGAGTCAGAAGGGGCACACATGGGAAAGTGAGGGTACAAAAGTGAGCGTCTGAAAATCAGACGATATTAAAATTGAATTTGACATCAGGGCTGAATTATGCTATACTGAAGCCACTTAAGAAAAACCTATCTTAAGTAAGTGTCTGAAAATCAGACAGTAAGGATAATAAACATGCTAGACCAAAACGCAGAAAATGTGCTAATCCAATTAGCGCAAAAGATAGATACTAGTTATGAAGTAGAGCGCAATAAGTTAGAGCAAGCAAACCGCAATAAGCCTAACCCTGAATATCTTAGAGTAATGGGGTTAGCCTTATGAGTCCTGACGATATTGCCTTCGACTTTATGACCGAGCAAGAGATAGCCGAGATTATTGCAACTGAAGATATTTTTCAGGTAGACTTGTCCGATATTGATAATTTACTTGAGGATGTTGCTACGGACTCGGACTACGAATAGCAACTGGACAGCCCACGCTGGTGCGTGTTATTATGGGTTCAATTCCCATAGTGGGCACTAGTGTCTGAAATTCAGACACTTATGAACGAAGGGTAATCATGTACATAGAAGTAACTGATGCAATAGCAATTACTATCGCATTAACTACCAGCATAACGCTGATAATCACTACTGCTGTTAGAAACGCTAAACTAACTCGCTTAATCCGTGAGTCAAATGGAAAATAAATACAAGATAACTGCCGAGGTAGACCAAAAATGGTTTGAGATACTTTGGGAAATCACCAAAGGTAAAGTCGGTTTTACTTGGTTAGAAGTAGACGGCAACGCACCAATACCTAATAAGTGGGAGTTGAGTGAGTAATGTCTGCTAACAATGTAGATTATGCCAACGATATTATCCTTGCACTTACTAGAGATGAACTAGAAACTGTCAGGGAGTCTTTACGGCAATTCTCTATTATCAATACCCGAAACGGCTTTGAGGCTCGCGCCAAAAATGCTGATAACTTGCGTGATAAAATCGTGAATATAATTCTCGATAGTGTACAGCGTAAGATTGACAAAGAGCAGGAGTTAGTGTAAACTAATACCACTCAACAACAACTGTCTGAAATTCAGACGGAAAGGATAGATATGGAAACTGTTGACGAGGTTGAGGTAGAATACAAATGTATCGCCTGCGACCTCGAGTTAAATGAGGACGATAAGTTAACCACAGATAATGGTGAAACTATCTGCACCGATTGCGTTAGAATATGCGAGAAGTGTGAACTTGTCGGCCAAGAAAATGATGACTGGAACCATATAGACAACATGGAAATATGGTGTGCTAATTGTACTAGTGCTTATGCTCATTGGTGTGATGACTGTGATAACTACTTCACAGGCTACACTTATGGTGCAGAGGATACAAGTATGACCTTCTGTGAGCGTTGCTTTGAACGCTCATGCTCTTACTGTGAGCCTTGCGACGCTTACTACTATGATGGTTGTACTTATGCTCATGATGAAGATGATGAGGAAGATACTAGGCTGATACATGATTATTCGTATCGACCTGACCCTATCTTTCATAGTGGTGAGGATGAGCAGACACGACTATACTTTGGTATCGAGATTGAAGCCGAGGTTCGTGGTGGTAATTATCCTGAACGCACTGATGCAGCCGAGTATGCTCAGATACTTGAGGATAAGCGGTTGGCTTATCTAAAGTCTGACGGCTCACTTGAGTGTGGCTTTGAAATAGTCACGCACCCAATGTCTCACTATTATTTCATGAACGAAAATGATTTAATGTGGGAAGTAATCTCTAAACTAAAACAAGATTACAATATGATTTCATGGGGTACTAAAACCTGTGGGCTTCATATACATATATCTCGTAATGGGTTTAGTGGTGGTTCACATCAGCATAGATTTTTACAGTTAGTATATGGCAACAAGGACTTTTATGAGGTACTTGCTGGCAGGTCATCTAGTCATTGGGCTAAGTTCAATGATATTATTGATGAGAATACTGGCAAGAAATCTTTCAAGCAAAAGTTCGAGAGGCATGGTTCCGATAGGTACTCTGCCGTTAATACCAATAATAGGAATACACTAGAGATGCGTATCTTTAGAGGTAGCCTAAATCCGAGGTTCATCAAGTCCGCTATTGACTTAGCACACGCCAGCGTTGAGTTCACTAGAGTGATGAGCGTCCAAGAAGTTAGAAATGGTGGGTTGTCCTGTCTGAATTTCAGACAGTACATTGAGAGCAAGGCTGACTTGTATCCATCATTAAATGCACGAATACAATTAAATTCAGAAACTATATCAAGGATAGAAAGGAAAGAGCATGTGTCTGCTAGTAGTAAGTTCCCCGAATAGTACGCCACGCAAGAAGGACTTAGATTGTGCTTCTTGTAATAATCCACATGGCTTTGGCTATGCGGTAATTGCCGGTGATAAGATTATTACTGGTAAGGGTATGTCTGCTAAGAAAGTAATCAAGGAGTTCCTAGCGGTGCGTAAACAATACCCAAATAGTTATGCTATGTATCATGCTAGGTTTGCTACGCATGGTGTAAAGAATGAGGATAACTGCCATCCATTCAAGATAGGTGGTAGTGATTTATCATACTTAGCGCACAATGGTATATTGCCTGTGCATATCGAGCCTAATGATAAGCGTAGTGATACTCGTATATTTGCTGACGATATCCTGCCTTCTATGGGTGGTATTACTGCACTAGATAATCCTAACTTGTATGGCATGATAGAAGGGTGGGCTAGTGGCAGTAAGATTGCAGTATTCACACTAGACCCTGACGCACAATACGATTGCTACATCATCAATGAGGACTTAGGTCATTGGGATAATGCTGGCAACTGGTGGTCTAATGACTCATACAAGCCTAGCAAGTGGGGTAATTTCTTTCAGAAATATGATGACTCCTTAGACTTAAGTGAGGGCTGGGCATCAGATGATGGCATGTGCTACACCTGTGGTGATGTTATGTCAAACGAGAATAACCCGTATTACTGCGACTCATGCGGTGGATGCTATGATTGCAGTATGGTAAAAGATGATGGGTGCATGTGCTGGACACCTGAGCGTGACGATTTCAGCCGACACAAACTAGAGATGGGAAAATACAATGGACAATATGACTTTGGCTTCTAGAGAGGAAGTCAGAAAAGTAATTGTAGAGTTAATTTCTATTGCCAATTTGACAACAGAAAGTGATGATGCTATAATTGCTCGTGCAAGGTTAATACTACAACAACTAGGTGTCTGAAAATCAGACACAGAAAAGGATAGATATGAAACTAAAAGTACACCACCCAAATGGTGATGTGATAGCAGAGGTATATGATTATGCTGCTGGCGCATTACTTATGAGCCTGTATGGAGATGGCTCTTATATCACTTACAAAGGTGCGTCAGTATGGGAGGAAGGCACAGATGGTGAAGGTGCTGAAAGTTATGATACTGTAGGTATGGTAATAGATTCTAGGTTAATTAGCATGGGGGTACAAGTTGACGGGTGAAGTTACTATTACTGAACTAATGGATAAGTATATGATATCATCTGATGAAAAGATGAGTACTGGATTTGCTAAGTCTATCATACTAAATGATGGAACTAGTAAATATTCGGGTAGACTTCATTGGGATTCCTTTGATGGCTACTCTATGACATGGGATACTCAGCAACCACCTGAGGCAGACCGCCCTGAATTTGAATATGTACTTGATTGCATAACAGACTTGGAGAGATAATGGATACATTAAAAGAAGGCGTAATATGGGAAGCACAGATTAGACGCAGTGATTTGGAGGGTAAGAGTGATGAGGAAATTAACCAAATGATTGTGGAATTAAACCTTGCGCTTCAAAGTATTTGCTGGGCGCATGGGCTACATAACTGATGAAAGAAAATAATCAATTACTAAACAATTATCGTAGTGTGTTCACATATCTAGAGGGTGATTTAGAATTAGATGTGAGTAATGGACTATGCACTACACATGATGACCCCGACCTGTGGTTTGCTGGTGAGGTAGAGCAGGTCGAGGGTGAGGTATGGAGAAACACGAAAGACCAAAGGCGTAGGTATCAAGCAGAGGTGGACAAGGCTGTGTCTGCAATAGCGGTATGCAACAACTGTCCTGTAAAGAATGACTGCCTGCAACTAGGTTTACGTGGCTTTCCTCAGGTAATGTTTGGTATATATGGTGGTACAATGCCAGGAGAAAGAATGGCTATGCTGGGCAAAGTTAATAAGAATCCTTACAATAGGATGAAGGTTAGTTTTGCCAATAGAGTAAGAAAAACCATGAGGGAAAGGGGCTATATTGGAGGCTAAACGCTATAGGGTAGAGATAAATACAAACGCTACTTTGGTTTATTATGTAGTAGAGTATGATATAGATAATGCTATTGAGTTAGCAATGAATGCACCCTACAAAGAATGGCATGTGTCTGAATTTCAGACGCCACCAAATGAAGAGATAATAGCGGAGGAAACGAGGCTGTAGTAATGAAAAGGTTATTATTTTTATTGTTCATATTTTTATTTTCTCTATTTGGAATTACAGAAGTAGAGACGTCAGTTAAACCTCACAAGTGGGGTATTGCTGATAGCAAAGCCTATGCTAGGGATTCACTACTTGCATGGCACCATAATCAATGGTTATGCTTGGATAAACTATGGACAAAAGAGTCTAACTGGAGACATCAAGCGTATAATAAGCAACCAGTATATCAGAAGGGTGAGAAAATGCACGCTGGCGGTATACCACAGATTCTTGGACTTTCGCCCGACACAAACCCAATCGAGCAAATTGACCGGGGATTGGATTATATATCATATCGCTATGGAACCCCATGTCAAGCATGGAAGTTTTGGCAGAAGAATAATTGGTACTAATGGCTACATATGAATATAAGTGTGATACAGACTTTCGCACAGTATTAGTTGTCAGGGGAATGACTGAGGAAGAAGTAATTCCTATCTGCCAACTATGTGATGAAGAAATGGTTCGTATTTACAATGCAGCACCAGTCAAATTTAAGGGGACTGGATTCTATTCGACAGGAGGTTAGTATGGCTTATGGTAGATGTTGGGTATGTGGTTGCGAGATGAGTGGCGACAGCCAAACAACAGAAAGCAAGGTGAAATGTGATAGATGCGGATGGAACTCAGGCAAAGATGGGAGTTGGTAATGAAAGATTCTAACTGGGATTTAGACTTACGTGATGGAGAGGCAGGAGAAAGTAAACTTGCTGACCTATTACGGATAGATACAATAGAAGTTAAGACAGATAGACGCTGGAAAGATACAGGCAACTTATTTATTGAGGAGTCTTGTTTCTATCAAGGTAGTGGACAATGGGAGCCATCAGGACTATCAGTAAGCAAGGCTACACATTGGGCATTTATCATCGAGGGTAATGTCATCATAGTTACTAGGGAGCATTTAATGAACGTGGTTATGGATTATGGCAGACCTATTGAGAATAAACAACCACCTAATCAATCTAAGGGTCATCTTATTACCCCTGAACAATTAATAAATTATACTAGAATGAGAAATGATAAGTTCGATAAGGCTGGAGAAGCATATAAGAATCGTGAGGAACAGGAGTATCCGGTCTGATAACTAGATTACTCGTCTTCTCCAGGCCCATCTTCTTCCCCTTGTTCCTCATCTTGCTCTACCAATTCGGTCTTTGGAGTTTCATCGTCTTGAGTATTATTATCAAAATCCTTATCTAACCAAGGTCGGAATCCACCGATTCTAGTAATAAGTTTTTTGATTGCACGATTATGACGCATGCGTACAGCATCTTCGCTGCCGATATTCATCTCGGTGGCTATGTCGCCATAATCCATAGATTCGGCGTGTTTGTAAAACAATACGGTCCTATCCTCTGTATTGAGTTTACGATACGCCTTATCTATTTCTAGCATCATGACCATAAGATTACCGCCTTCTGCTGGAGCAGGTGGCTTGCTAGGTCCAGAAAGATTTAACTTGTGAGATATTCCGAACTCACCACGCAATACAGATGGCAACAAAGCCTCTACTATATCAGGCTCATAAAAGAATATATCTGATGGTTCATAGCCTAATGATTTGGCTTTCCATCTCTGACAATAATCCAATGCATCATTACGAAGTGAACGATAGATTAGATTCTTGGCATCTTTCTCGCCAATAGATTCCCACTCATTTAACTTATTTGGATGCTCTACAAACCATTCATAAAGTGATTGCTTGATGTCCTCAAGTTCAACCATATCATATTTTTTATGATACTCAGCAGATACAGCGATGACAATGTAATCCCACTTTTTAATACGCTCCCACTCTACCATTTCCAGGTTTTCCCTTCCACAGTAAATGACCTATTAACGATAGGCACTAATTGAGGTACGACAGTCTTGCCATCAACATGTAAGATACCAAAGCCTTGTTGCCATGTAAATAATCCAGCCTTAATATACTTAGCATTATTATAATTCATTAAGTTGCCCAGTTCCATGCCCCATACAGTCTTGGCTTTACCGCCACGATATGTTTGAGTATGATGTGTTAATCCCATACGATGAGTGTGTCCGCACACGACAGACATGCCTGAGCGTTTTGCTAGTCCAAGTGCAGTAGCACCAGCAGTAGGTTGCACGTTACCCTCGTCACCATGCATTAACAACCAACCAGGGGCTAGTTCATAAGGGTCTTTGTGATACTTAATCTCTAACTCGTCAAGCCCTAAGAAGTTTTCTAATTGCAGTTCAGGTAAGCCAAGTAATCCTGGCGCTCTCATTGCAACTGTATTAAATAATCTATCTGTGTGGTTACTGCGAACCATATGCTCAACAGTTAAGTCATAAAGAACCTGTCTAGTAGTGTCTCTGTCACGTCCAATAGAACGCTCAAACTCTAACTCAGTTCCCTTACTCCACTTACTGATAGTCTGCATATCCATTTCATCTCCGCAAGATACTACGGTATCAGGTTGGTAATCTTTGATGAACTTAGCAATTGCTTTGACGGCTTCTGCATCGTGGTATGGGACTTGAAGGTCTGAAATACAAACGATAGTTTTCATTGCGTTACCTCTTCCATTAGTTTGATTGCTTCTGACATACTATTACTGCCAGGAAACAAGTCATCTAAAGTGTCTCCCTTTTTATATTGTAATAAATTTAATATCCAAGTATTAAAATCTAATGGCTTGGCTCCATAGAAATTCTTTTTCATGGCTATTCTTCCTGAATGCCAGTCTCTTATCATAGGTTTAACTGGTGTAATTTTACGCCCACCTCGCCAAATTACAGGCTCCCAAGCGTATTGTATGGCTACATTTACCCTTATTTGATGGAATGTTTTAGTCCAAATTGCAACTCTAACATCATCCGGACATGCAGATAAATACAATTTAAGTGATGGTGCAGATAAAGATACTGCCCACCCATCTGGGTACTCATCAACCAGTCTTTCGATTAGTTGTATGTGTGACTTAGGGTCGTCCCATATCTCCGCCTCTGTATGAAGTGAAGAATACTTTTTACCCATACCCAAATATGGTGGGTCAGCGTATGCAAATTTCATTTCTTTTTGGCACGTCTCTTATTCTCTAAACCTACATTTTTCTTTTTAGATAGAACCCTTAGGTTAGATAACTTATCATTACCTTTACGACCCTTGTTATCTATGTGGTCTACTTCTTGATTACGTTTTAACTTCTTGCCTGTGGCTTTTTTGTAGTCAAGTCTTGCTTTATTTGTAGACGTAGTTTCGGTAGTTCCATCTTTCTTTTTGCGTTTGATAACGTAAATTGGACGACCACCATTTTGCTTGCTTCCCTTGTAAGGTCCAAATATTTTCACTTTATTCCTATCTCAATAGTGCTGCTATTAAAGCCAGCAGGCTTGTTAGTTGTAGTTGAAATGCAAATAATAATTCTATCATCTATCCCATTGTCCTCTCAGTACAAGCAATCCAATGATTGCATAGTTTGCCATGTCCTTAAAAGAATCTTCGATAGATTCATGCTCAGGATTTTTACCGCTATCAACTAGGTTATTGATACGTGCTAACTTGTCATGCATACGAACCCTTAATCCATTAATAGCACCACCTGGTGCATCAGAAATGTTTCTTGGTCCGTAATCTTTATGTTTAGACAACATTAAATCTAAGAGTTCTTGGAAGGTTTGACCAACCTCTAACTCAAAAGTAGTGTCTTTATTCTCTGTCATTTTCTTCCCCTTCATCCTCGATTTCCGCTAAAAAGTGCTGTAATTCACTGTCAAAATGACGCATTTCTTCCTTAATTACTACATCTTCTATGTATTTTTTCATCTTTTTAGGGCTAGATTCAGCGGCATATAAAGTTGCATAAACTGATTGAGTTATGAACTTTATATCTTTAGGATTATCTGCTGCAAAATATAAAGAACGAAGTAAAGAACCAACCATTAGTTGATATCCTCCAGGAAGAATAAGTTTAGGGTCAAATGGTAGTCCATCTTCATCATCAATTAAGTGGTCAGTTGCATCAAATATATTATCAAAATGTTGACCACATATTTTGCATGGTGGAATATCTTTAGGATTCATTTAATCCCATTCTTTCTCGAATATACTGGGAGCCGTATTTGACATAGACTGAATTGACGTCTTCACCGTCCGGCATTTGCACGACTGTGACTGGCAACTCACGGGCGAGACTAGCAGCAAATTCTTTTCCTGGTTGGTCTCCATCTGCGAATACAAATATTCTCTCAAAGTCTGCAAGTAATCTGGTGTAATGTTTTTTCCAAGAGTTCGCACCAGGAACGCCGACGCAAGGTATACCAATACAAGCAGACAAAGTAATAGTATCCAACTCACCTTCACAGATTCCAATCCAGTCCCCTGCTCTATCTATATCTAACACGTTGTACATTTTAGTTTCAACACCTGTCATTCCCATGTACTTAGGTTCAACAGCAGGATTAAGAGAGCGAAAACGTAAGTCGACAACACCAGTCTTGGTAATATACGGTATTGATAATCGTCCTTGGAATTGTTCATGTCCAGTTTCAGGCTCCTCTACTACGCCGAATCGAGCCAGACGTGCTGCTTCCCTTGTTATTCCCCTGCTTGCCAGGTAATCTTCTGCCTGATAAATGTTTGCTGCGTACTTGGTTGCCGCTAGACTGAGTAATTCCTTCTGCGAATTGCTTTGCTTCACGTATATCCACTCCTTCCTTTCTTGCTATAATCTGTAAACTATTGCCTTGCATACCACACGCAAAACAATTAAATATATTTTCTCTAGTATTAAAACTTGATGACTTATGCGTGTCGTCATGGAATGGACATCTAATATTTACTTGTCCACTAGTCCTGCTCATGTCAGCACCGTAGTGCCGTAGAACATCCACTATGCTTGGCATATCATCTGTCAAATACATCGCCTAACCTTAATACTAGATAAGAGTCCGCTATTCCTTTTCCTCGCGCTTTGATAACAACCGCAGGTAAGATGGATGTCTCTTCAAGGCCTCTTGCCTCTGAATAATTTCTTGCTTCAACTTGAGCCTCTTTGGTCCAACCAGATAGGTCAATGCGACCTGATTGACCCGGGGCTTTGGCTTCGATGATTCCGATGTGGCCGAGGAAGTCTTTGCGGACGACAATATCTCCTTCATCTTTAGAACCTCTTCGTGCAAGTCTTTCACTATCAAATCCAATTCGTCTAAAATAATCTCGTAAGTCGGTTTCAAAGTTTGCTCCTCTAGCCTTATGGCTTTTTCTAGTTGTCATGAATTCTCTGGTATGTCTTCTACATACATGTACTCAGGGTTAAACGCTAACCAAGTCATAAGCGTTCCGTTAGCATCCGCTCTACCGTAACGATTTTTGACTGCTGCCACGCCAAGCGATGTGCCCACCGTACCGAGTGTACATATGAGCGCAGGAAGTTGAGAGACCTTACCTTGGATTGCGCTTCTTGGCTGACAAGGATTCCCAGGAACTGCTTCAGAAGTGTGATGTAATACAACAATCGCAGCGTTAGTGGCTCTGGCAAGATACTTCAACTCCTTCATAATCGCTCTCATTGAGGCGAACTCTTCACCACCATCTGTGGCTACATCCATTAAGTTATCTAAAACTATAAGTGTTGGTGCACAACCCCACAATTCTTCAAAGGCTTGTACTTCCTCATCAATATCTTGCAGGGTTGGCGATGATTCAAACGACCAAACTATATGGCTTCCTTTTTGGAGGATTGCTTTAGTCCATCCAACATCAGTATTAAGTTTCTGTTCAACATCTGTTTGATTTTTACCAGATATCATTGACGCTAGGCGCATAGCCATAGTATGTGCATTGGTATCAGCGGAGATGTAAAGAGTTGGAACATTTGTTTTTAATGCAAGTGCTAGAGCAAGTGTTGATTTACCTGCACCTGGAGCACCTGCAAACATAGAAACTTCTGAACGCCTAATTATAATCTTGGACGCTTCAAATGATTTAAAACAACTAGGTAGAGGTTCCCCACCGATAGAGGCTCTACCTACAGACCTGACAAGTGTACGCATCTATCCCCCTACCTATTTGTTAAAATGGAAATTCTTGGTCTGTTAATTTACTGGCTTGCATTGGTCCGCGCCCTGAGGCATTGGACATACCCACATTGCGTAAGGATTCCCCGTCTTGCTTGAGATTCCCGACTTGTACTTCCTCGCTCCATGCTGGCACGTTGGTGCTGATGTAGCGGATGGAGCCGATGCCTGGGGTGGTGTTGAGGATTGTGGAGGCTTTGTGCTTGTAGTGGTAGTCGGCGTCGATAAAGGGGCGGCATTACTCGCTCCCACCACCAACTTTCCTACGGCAGCAATTTGAGTTGAGTAATCCCCAATGCCCTCTAATAACACACTTAATTCATCAGCAGTGTTTGCTCTGATATTAATCATATCTCCATTAGGAGTTTTATATGATACTTGTAACTTCCATTCTTCTGCCATTTATCCTTCTTTCTTTGTAGAGAACTGACAATGAGCGGTTAATCCGCACATGTACTGACAAGAGTTTGTGTTGGGCAAAAATATTCCTGCCTTCCTAGCCTTGTCAAAACCTTTAATCAGGAACTCCATCTTATCATATGTATATCCTGAAAGGTCAACCATCTCTACAGTATTGCTACCTCGAGACATGTAGTAATTTCCCCAGTTCACTTCTATACCAAAAGTTTCTTCCAAACCAAGTTTATAAAAACCTAGTTGCAAAGTACTGGTGGGCGTGTTCTTTGATGTTTTGAGGTCAACAATTACTAGTTGCCCATTGACTTCAAAAACTCTGTCTATAACCATCTTGACTGGAACATCAGCAACTACTGGTATTAGTTCCAATTCTATTGCTGGACGACCATCAGGTGCTGTCCATATTTTCCAATTGGTATTCTGCTTACGCCAAGCAATGTATTGCTCAACCCACATTGGTCCTGATGTTTGCCAAAAACTTATATCTTCTTTGTTTGGATTAATCTTAGTGGCTTTACCACCTACACGAGCATTGGTTAAGTCGATACCCTCAGATTCTTTTGCCCATGCTTTGTCCCATAAAGATTGGCTCATAGATTTTCCCTATCATACATTTCTGTAGCAAGGTGAAATGCTGAACCACCAACAGACCATACAGATGGCTCTTCTTGTTTTTCTAATAATCTACCAAGATAGTATTGATATCCACAGGTCAGATAAGTGCTAAAAGCACTATAAGACATATGTTCTGGCAGTGTATATTCTTCGAGTTTTATTGTCATAGGATAATTATACCTTAGGTAAACGTTTAGTGTTGTATCGTTAAAATCATCGGTACAACAAAGACCCATTGGTATGTGTATAATTGATATTAATATAATATATAATAAGACCCCGAAGGGGTCTATAATATAATATATAATTAATTATATATCGAAGGAGTACTATGTCAGAAATCGTTAATAATACCTTTTGGGCAGTATTTTATGGGTCTACTTTAGGAACCTTAACTGTATACCTAATCACATCCCTATTGGACGAGTACAGAAGCAATAAAAATCGCAAAGAAATTGAACTCTTAATGGAAGAGTGGGAAGACCTAGAAGACTAGCAAAACACCAGAATAAACGACAAAAGACCCCCCTTCCTAGTATCTCTACTGGGTCGGGGGGTTTTCGTGTCTAAAAACGGCCTTTAAAGGCTAATTAGGGGTACTTATTCGGCTCCTATGCCATACTCTTTTTCGGTCTTATCAGCCCATTTAGCCAATGGTGCGGCTACTGAACCGATTAGGATTGCATATTCTGGCGTAAGGTCAGCAGCCAGTGCTAGTCCCATTGTTACTGCCGATGCTAACACAGCACGGACATAAGACTTAAATGCAGCCTTAGTCTTCTTGCTCTTTAACTTAGCAATTAAATCTTTCATTTGTTCTCCTTCTTCGGTAAAGGCTTTGTTGCCGCTACCACTTTGTTTATTGTTGTTGCTTTTCCCATCCAAGGAAACCAAGGTGATGTATCATTACCACAGTTATCTTTGATGGAAATATGTAGATGTTTATTATGTTGATTTACTCCGGTATATCTGGCTTCACCATTTTTGGCTGACCAAATCTTACCTTGAAATATTAGATATTTAACTCTTGAATCTGACTGCAACTTATCATAGATTTCAAAGCAGTCAATACCATTTTTAGGGTCATGAGTTAAATCTACTGCATACCCTGTATTGTGGTCTGAGTTAGGACTCTGTTTCAGATGAGCAGCAGATGGTAGCAGACCATCGCTGGCTTTCTTGCGTTTCGGCCTTAACGCCGTCGCTTGACGGAGAACAGCAATTGCAGCAGGTGTGGCCCTCTTGGCAACAGTTGTCATTTACTTTTTCCTTATCCATACTTGCCATCCCATACGTAATATATCTATATCTGATTTATGTTTTAATAGCCAGGCATTTATTGCTGGCTTAGGATTCTTATCTGTACCATCTGGATGGTCCCACTCATAATCATCAAATGCCATAATACCACCAGGCTTTAATAAGTCCCAAGACAGGTTGGCATCTAAGGTAACTGATTCCGGTAGGTGGTCACCATCAATGTAGATAAAGTCATACTTAACATCTCTATGTTCTTTTAGCCAGTCACCACTAAATGCTTTATGTGATGCTACCTTCTTAGCATAAGGCTTTATCTGTTCCTTATATGCTTCTTGTATATCATCCCAGTCATAGACTGACTCATGAGGTAGGTTACCACACCAAGGGTCTATATCTACAAGCAATGATGTTGGGTCTGTAAGAATATTTTCTAGTAACCAAACAGATGCGTTGCCAGTAAAGACACCTATCTGTAAGAACTTAAGATTCTTTTTACCCTTAAACTCTGCTAGTCCTAGTTCAAAGTCTTGGACTGTGTTGTTATCGTAAAACCATTTAGGAAAGTTATTTGCTTTCATCCCCATTACTTTCTACTTTTGTATTAAGATTTCGTAGAGGGTATCTACCTTTTGTTCCAACCTATTGACCTGGTCTTTTACACTTGAGCCACCATTAGGGCGAAGTTCAGATAGATAGTGTTTAACTAAGTGTCTAACTCCAACTGCTAACGCTCCGAGTAAAGTGGTTATGGCAACTGCCAGTGCAGCCCAGTCATCAGGTGTCATAAGTATTATACCGTTCTAATAGTTATCTCGATTACGCCGCCGAATCCATCGAATCTTTTATCGGGTGGAGTCATACGCATAAACGAGATTTGCTCAATAACTACCTGACGACTTTCGCCAGTAGTAAGGTCTTGCCAGGTAACAACGTCGCCATTTTCTTCAACACCTTCCAGTAGTTGTAGTCGTGCCAGTGCCTTACCTTCATATCCAGATACTACATTGTATCTATCTGTTTCTGTATCAAAACAATAAACAGGAAATCTCATAACTCTTTGACGAGGTGTAGCAATAGTAGCCTTTGCTTGATAGCCCTTAAATATTGGACCTTTGCTAGTAGTTGTAGTATCACGATTAAGGATAAACTTGTAGGCTACATACTCCTGTGCTGTATCAGGATTGTTAGTACCAACTTCAACTGCAGTTACTCCTGCTTCGTAGGTAATATGGTCATACTCAACACCATCTTTATCTAAAGTTTCAAGCACTAATGAGCCATAGGTAAAGTCACCACGAGCAAGTAAACGCTTAAAGTTCTTAGGCTCTAATGTTCCATATCTAATGTAGCCTGTAGTTATATAGCCAGTAGACATTAATGTAGATGCTGCTTCTAGGTATGAATAGCCAGGCTTACCAACTAAACCAGTAGTTACTGCAGCAGATGCAATAGTTCCAGATGTGGCAGTTGTATAGGTAATTGTATTTGTAGTTACTGAGGTAATAGTAAAGTCACCATCTAGTGCGGCATCTACACCGATAACATATATCTTATCTCCAGCAACATAGCCGTGTGCATTAGATGTAATAGTTGCAGTGGTGCCAGTGCGTTCTTTGTTAGTTACAGATTTTTGGTCGACTGCTTCTGTACAGAATGCAAGTCTATTTGTCTCTCCTAAAAATGCACAGGATGTAGTGTCTACCCCTGACACACCTGAGTAATATAAATCATTTGCGTAAGCAAAGCGTAAAGTTTCTATTTCATTACCAAGGTCAATGCGAATAACTCCTGGCTCACCATCTACGCTAGTTGCACACCAGACAAATCTGTCTCGTGCAGCAAAGTCATAGCAAGGCTGAGTAGTTTCCACAATTAGTGGACCATAGTTTATGGAGCCGTCTTGGTCTGAGACAACTGCTGCACGGATTCCCTTGTTTGTCCCTATCATCATATAACCTAGATAGTAATAAATCTTATGTATTTTTTCACCAACTGGCATTTCTGCTGCAGTGATGGCTGTAGTAAGGGTTGGCATAACGCCAGATGTATTAAGGGTAAACTTAAATATAAATGATTGGATACCACTATAGCCAGCAATATAAATAGCAGGACCTGATGCTGTAATGGAAGTAAAAATAATATCTGAATCAGAGTGTGTATATACAGCAGTAGGTAATGATGATGCTGATGTAGAAAACTCGTATATTTTATTATTAGCAGCCATAACAATACGGTCTTTAACGTATTCCATAGTTGCATTAGTCACTGTAATACCAGCAGCGGTGAACAATACTGTCTTAGATGTAGACGCATTACCAGTTAAAGGTTTTTTATTTACTTCTAATTTTCCAGATGGACCAGTATCATTAGTTACCCAATAGGCAGTAGTACCATCATCACAGATTGCATATACTTTGTCATCTGAACCAGCATTGTAATCAATAAAATGAGTTTCTGCGCCAGTAGAATCAATCTTGTCTACATCATATCCATCGTGTAGTAGCACGCCATTATTACTGCCCCACTTGATAGAGCGTAGTTGTTGAAATCCACGACCATTAGATTCAACTGGGTATGTAGTTACGTGGGCTGAACTAACATCTTTAAGTAGAGTTACCTCACCTTTAGTCCAAACATTAACACCCTTGCTATCTGTATATCTATGAGCAACTATCTCACCAGCAGATGGGTCATAGAACTTAATGCCTTCACCACCGTGAAATGATGACTGACTTCTAATCCACCAACCAGTAAGTGATTGCTCACCTGGCTCTGCTCCATTATCAAACTGGTCCTTCTTGTAAGGTGCAGTCTGTCTAATGTATGGACGTTGGTCATTTATGGCATAGAAAAATGGTTGCCCACCAACTGCTACATCATATGAGTCAGATGTATTCTGCCAGTATTGAGATGTAGATACGATACCAACATCTGCAATACCACGAGCAATAGGTAAACCATCGCCTGCGAGTGCGTGTACATTATCATCACCTTCGGTTATATCACGACCAGCCACAGTGCTCCTTAAAAGTTAGAAAGAATTATTACTTAGATAGTGCTGCGATTTCGTCAGCAGTCAAACCTAGTGCTGCTAACTTTGATTGTGCGGATGCTTTTGCTGCCTCTGCTGCAGCCTTGGCTGTTTCTTTTGCGGCTTCTTGTGCTGCAAACTCAGCAGCCATAGCCTCACGCTCTGCAATTTCTTCTGCGGTTAGTTCAACCTCAGTAGTAATTCCAGTAGAGCAATCTACAATTATTTTAGTTGGCATTATTTCCCTTTCGTTATGCGTTAGATATTCCATATAGATAAGCGGTTGAATGTTGTTCAAAATTTCCACTCATAGGAGCCAATGATATAGATGTAATTGCTGATGTATTACTCCATAGTCCACCAGTTAAAGTCATATAAGCGGTTGCAACATTATCTTCAGAAAATCCATCTGCTGAGTAACTTTTATTATTTGAGCCAGCATAGTTAGGTATATAGATTTTAGTTAAACCAAAAGAGTTAGAAATTTCTGCTGCTCTAGTAACTAAACCAGCAAGTCTATTATAAGTGCCATAACTGGATGCATTGCTTCCATCACCCTGTATAGTAATGTTTGTATAATTAGAAGTATTACTATTAAAAGTAATATTAAGACCGTTTCCACTGCCACTTGTGCGACCAGAAACTAGTATTTCTAAATCGGTATAGGTTGCAGGTATGCTAGTAAAGTCCATACTAGAAGCACCACCACTGCCAACGGAAACAGATGATATGAGTTTATAGGTTGGCATATTTATTCCGCCTTAATTCCATAGAGCGTAAAGGTTGAACCTGTTGTAAAGTCAGAAAGAGTTTCCATTGTTAATGTAATAGATGTTATTGCAGTAGTATTTCGCCATAACCCAAGGATAATATCAACACCATTTTGAGCATTACTGCCTCTACTTAAAACAGTTTTATTAATTGCTGTATTACTATAATTGTTGATATTAACTATTGAGTTAGAGTTAAAATCAGAAGTGGTTGAGTAACCATAGTAATTATAATAAATTAACGTAGTGCTACTAGTTCTAAAGGTACCTGCTGCCGAACCTGTTCCGTATAAACCAGTTTGTGAATAATTTGAACCAGTATCGGAGTTAAAGCGTAAAGCGGAAGAGCGATTGCTTGTTGCAGTTTGTTTTTCATTAGTAATCAAAACTAAATCTGTATAAGTACCAGGTATAGAACTAAAAGTAACTGTTGCTTGATTACTACCTAAAGTAGTTGTTGCTATCCTATCGTATGTGGCTGTCATTATGAATCCTTAATTCCATATAAAGCGAATTGGCTGTTTTGTGCAAAGGAAGTTCCATCAGTAGTTATTTGGATTGATGAAATTGCAGTCCCACTGTTCCTCCAAAGACCCGAAGTAGGAATTGCAATTCCCCCCCCATTGCTGTCAGAACCACTTAAGCCTCTTAGCGTTTTAAACTTAGAAGTGCTTGCGTAATCTAAAATATCTACAACGCCTGGACCAAATATGTTGGCAGCAGCGCTCTGTGCAGCCCCAACTGCAGCGTAAATAAAGGTTAGGCTTCCACTACCCCAAGCACCAGGACTACCACTTCCAGTTCCGTATATCTGGTGGCTTGTGTAGTTTGTAGAAGTATCGTTATTAAACCTTATTGTGGAATATGAATTGTTGTTAGTAGCCGTTGTTCTAGCGATTATCCTAATCTGCAAATGTTTATAGGTAGCAGGTATTGAAGTAAAATCAATAGTAGAACTTCCACCTGAACCAACGGTTGTAGTAGCAATTGATTCATAAGAGTTAGGTACTGCTGTTAATCTTGATGATGCTACGGCTCCTAATATAGGCATTATGTCCAACTCACATTTCCAGTACCAGCAGTAATTGTGGCTCGCTTGTAACCACCACTTGCAGAACTTTCTGTACCTGTTAAGCCTGCACCAATTGTAATTGTTCTAGTATCAGGGTATCTTAAGATAACAACTCCTGAACCACCGTTACCACCATTAGTAGTTCCTGGTCCACCGCCGCCTCCACCACCGCCAGTGTTCGTAGTTCCTGGGTTTCCATTACCACCTCCTGAGCCAACTCCACTACCACCGCCTCCTGCGCCACCTGATGAGCCAACTCCATTTGAACCACCACCGCCGCCACCTGCGTAAGTTACAGATGAACCAGTTATAGATGTAGCAACTCCTGTGCCTCCATTTGTAGGTGAACTATTTTGTCCACCATCGCCACCAGTAGCACCAGCACCGCCACCACCATTACCTGAAAAATCTCCTGCAAAAAAACCTGTACCAGCAACACCGTTGCCGCCTCTAAAGCCTTGACCAGTAGTTCCAGCACCACCATTTAATCCACCACCTACGCCCCAAGTTGCACCGCCACCACCTGAACCACCACTATATGTTGAAGAAGCACTATAGCCACCACTACCGCCACCTCCACCAGTAGAAGTAATTGTTGAAAAAACTGAATCACTACCACGAGAACCTGGATTTCCATTTGTACCAGCATTACCACCAGCACCAATTGTTACTGTGTAATTTGTAGATGTGTTTAAAGATAAAGCGGTTTCTAAAGAAGCACCACCACCAGTTGCGGTAACAGTACATCTTAAACCACCAGCACCTCCACCACCACCACGACTTCCGCCACCGCCTCCACCGCCAGCAACAACAAGATAGTCAACAGTAAATGGTGCGGTAAGGTTTCCTGAAATTGCCGAAGCAAAGATTCCTGAAATTCGCATTAAGCAATATCTCCTATTACATACCAAGTATCTGTTGCTGCTTTAACGCAAGTAGCCATACCATAACGAGCACGAATCTTAGGTGCTGCTGCAGTTGCGCCAGTAGATAAAATAGTAGTAGTTCCACTTGTTACTGCTTGAATAGTTGTTTGACCTGCACCAATTTGCAATACGTTTATTTGAGTACCGACTGGAAAAGCAACCGAAGCATTTGTGGGTATAGAAAAAGTATTTGCTGACGCATTATCCATTGTTACTACTTGGCTATTATTAGCAAGAACAGCCGTATAAGAAGCAGTTTCAGCATCAAAAGCAAGATTTATTTTTGCATCTGTTAATGTTTTATTAGTTAAAGTAGTCGTGCTTGAATCAGTTACTGTAATATCGCTGGTAAGAGCAAGTGTTCCAGTAGTTGTTGGTAGGGTCAAGGTTCCAGTATTAGATATACTAGAAATAACAGGACTTGTTAAAGTCTTATTAGTTAATGTTTGACTACCAGTTAAAGTTGCAACAGTTGAGTCAATACTCAATGTAGCAGTACCACTTGAGGCTGTACCAGTTAAACCTGTACTGGCTGTTACCCCAGTAATGTCTGCTAAAGCGTTATCCGCATTGGTTCTAGCACGGGTCATTAGGATATATCTCCAATCACTGTAAAGTTATTACTGCTAGTACAGATTATAGTACAAGCCGAAAATTGCGCTCTTAGGTTAGGCGCTCCTGATGTAGCACCAGTTGAGGTTAATACGCTAGTTCCATTATTTCTAATTTGAACTGCGCCAGCACCAATGCGCTGTATGTTAATCATTTGTCCTGTAGTGAATATTCCACTAGGCACAGTCAGAGTTAAGGTTCCAGCATCACTCATAGTAATTAACTTATTGACATCACCAGCAACCAAAGTATAGTTGGCAGTTTTTGCATCTATAGTTACATCAAGAGTAGATACTGCATTTAGTGTTTCCCATTTAAGTCCAGAAGCAGTTGAAGAATCTGCAATTAAATATTGGTTATTAGTTCCAACTGCAAGTCTACCAACAGTGTCAGGTGCGGTACCTATAAGTATGTCACCCTTAGCATCTATTGTAGTTACTGTTAATGCGTTGGCTACAGTAAATTGGGTAAAGGCTATTACCTCTACTATATCATTTGCCGTTAAAGCAGTAAGACCAGTAATACTTGAACCAGTAGAGGCTGTGTAATCTCCACCTCTTGATAACAATACACCATTAAGATATACTTGTTCATAACCTACTGTGTAGGCAAGAGTTACTGAGTTGTCATCTACACCATTGAGGGTAGTCTCACCACCTGCTGCAGTTTTAATCCAACGAAGTGCGGTAACACTTGAGGTTAAATTACCCCAAGCAGAACCAGACCATACCTGCATAACAGAGGTTACGGTATTAAAGTAAAGAGCACCAGTAAGTAAAGCATTTCCATCATTGTCAACAGATGGAGCAGATGCTTTAGGTCCTAGGTATCTATCATCAAATGAATCATATGAGGCTGCAGCAGCGGTAGCCGCAGCAGAAGCAGTAGCAGCATCGGCTGCTACAGCAGTACCAATTGCGTCTGCATAAGCCTTTGTAGCAGCGTGTAAATTTTGAGTAGGAGCACCTGAAAGAGTTAAGGCTCCAGTCATTGTAGAGCCAGCCTTTAATACTACTGTATCTGAAAAATTGGCTGTGTCGTTTAACGCTTGAGCAATTTCATCAAGAGTATCTAGTGTACTAGGGGCACCATTAATAAGATTAGCAATAGATGTATCTACATAAGCCTTGGTTGACGCATCTGTATTATCTGTAGGTGTAGCCAAAGATGTAATCTTCTGGCTGTTAAGAGATACTGAGCCAGTAGGTGCAGCCATTTGGTCAAGACGGTTAGTGCGAACCTGTGTATCAAAGTCTGAAATAGTTGATGCTGTCTGAGTGCCAGTATGATTAGCACGAGCAAATGGGTCGGCAGTTAACTTGGCTGCAGTAATAGTACCATCGGCAATATCAGCAGCAACGATAGTTCCATTTGCTATATCAGCAGAAGTAATAGTTCCTGCAAGGTTTAATTTGCTATATGAAATAGCAGCAGAAGCATTAATATCTGCGTTAACAATAGCACCTGTACCAATAACAGTAGTTAGGCTTACATCTCCTGTACCATTAAAGGATACGGCAGACGCCTCAATATCTCCAGTTAGTTGGAAGTTACGGGCTGTCTGTAAAGCAGTTGCAGTAGCAGCGTTACCTGACACGCTACCTGCTGAACCAGATACGTTACCAGTTACGTTACCAGTTACGTCACCTGTTACATTACCTGTAAGGTTAGCAGTTATAGTACCTGCAGAAAAGTTACCAGAAGAATCACGGGCTACAATAGCCGAGTTAGTATTGGCAGATGTAGCAGTTGTAGCAGAGTTAGATACTTTACCAGCAGTTGAGATAGTTCCCAACTTAGTGTCTGCGATAGCAGCACTTGCATTGATGTCAGCATTAACAATAGTGCCATCAAGAATCATACCACTTGTTACTGTACCAGTAGAACCAGTTTGAACTATGTTAGCAAGGGTAATTCCGTGTGCAGTTGTAGTATTTTCAATGTGTTGATTAGCCTCACGATAATCTCTACCAATTGCCATATGGCGCACTACAGCACCAGCAGAGTGGGCTACACCAGATGAACCATCAATACCACGAGTAATAGTAAGTGTGTTAGTTGAGACCGCCGTTACATCTACGATTTCTTCAAGTGCTGTATCTGGGTCAATCACCACCGTAAAGGTTTCGCCAGCAGATATTGTGGCACCACCTAGCAAAGAAGTTCCTGATACTACAGATGCTGAAGTACCAGAGTTAGTTAACGCTGAAGCAAGTGTTGTTTGCTGTGAGCGTGATGAGTATTTACGTGTTGTCATTTATCTACCTATCGGCTGTAGTGGACTCGAATTGGATATGCAGTTTGCTGTCTTTGAGTTTCCTCGTTGAGGCGTTGTGTATAGAGAGCATATAGTTGTTTTGTTGCAGTTTGTGAAGCACCATAAGGACGTTTGCTATCTGTTTCGTCTGCCTGTGGGCTAACTTGAGCAGCACGTGCAGGGTCAAGGTAGGTAAGCAAACGATAAGAAGCACCCAATACGATTACATCTTTGCAAGAGTTTGGTAGTCCAGTTTGTGTTGAGAAGTCTTGAGCATTAGTAGTAAATGGAACTGGGTCAGTTGAGTACACAACCTTAACAGTTCTACCAGGAGTAATATAATCTCCAATGGTTACTGTTTGAGATGTAGCACCAAATGCTGTAGCATCTGCTTTAGAATCCCAAGACCAACGACGCACAGGAATCCATTCAAGAGATGGACCAACTGATTGCCACATAATTGAAAGAATGTTTTGGATATTTAATCCATCAAAATCATAGGTTGTTTGAGCAGCATTAAATGTGAAAGTAGTTACATTAACTGCAAATATAGTAGAACCAGCAGCATTGATAGTATCGTTAATAGCCTTCTTAATAACATAACGTGGGAATGTAGGTGAGATAGTAACCTTGGTATCTACTGTGTGTGTAGCAGCAGTAGTACCTAGATAACCTCTACCATATGGAGATACAGTTGCTGTATTAGCAATACGGTCAAATGAATCTACCCATAATAATTCTTCATCAATCTCAACTACACCTTTACCTAGATTCTCAGTTGAGCCTAGAGATAAGATAGTAGGAGATGATGATGGAGATGTCAGGGTAGTAACAGCACTAGTTAAGTGAGTTGCTCTATCCTGTTGATAGGTATAACCAGCAAGGTTAATTTGAACCTCATTGATTAAATCAGTTAATGTAGTTGTCAAGAGGCTATGCTCCTTAATGCATCAATTGCCGATTTGCCAGTAGTTCCAGCAAGTTCATTACAGATACCATTTAAATCTTTATAAGCAGATGGTGCTCTACCAGCACTTGCCTTTTGATTCAAGGCTCCAATTATTCCAAGCCCTGATGTACTAGCCCATTTATTAGCAGCACCTTGTTCATCAAGAAATGCTGTCCTTGCTGGGTAGTTACCACCATTGGCTAGGCGATTTAGTTCAGCACATAGAGTGCTACCTGCGGTACCTGTTGGCATTGTTTATCCTATCTAGGTGTAATGATTTTCTTATCAGGGGTGATAAGTTTTGACTTAGGCTCTTCCTTAGGTTTACCAAAGAATGCGTTATAATAATGTTCATCAAATGAGAACCGCTTCATATGTGGGGCTAATGCACCAGTATGAGCATATAGTGGAATCTCTGCTTTATCGCATAGGGCAAAGAAGAATATATCTTCACCTATAAATTTAGTTCCCCTACCCATTTCCATAAAAATTTGTCCGTCTTGGGATACTTCACGAACCTTTGGCACGACACTGCGGTGCATCAACACAAACCCCATACCTGCAGCGTCTACCTTAATTAGTTGATTTACTGGCATTGGGTGAACTCTAGTTAATCCAAACCCACCCTCATCTCCAACTATAAAGTTAAAGATTGTAGGCATTGGAATCATTAAAGGTTCTTCTGGATTATCTGTAGTAAAATATACTCCAGTAATAATTGGACGCTTTTCAACATCCTTGTTATCCCATAATAATTTAAACTTTTCTGGACTAATTACTACATCTGAATCTACCCATAGTAGCCATTCATAATCAGTCTTATCATACCAGTAATCAATTACTGTTTGTCTTTGTCTAGCAATCTGGTTGCCCTGACTTCGCAATGATGTTGCAAACTCTACACCAGACTTTAACATTACATCTGTTACGCCTTGCATAAACTTGCCATCTACCATTCCGTTGTCGCACCATACTAATGCTACAGAATCTTTTTTACTCATAGTCCCCTGTGTCCCTATCTGTACTTTGCTGCTTTTTTGGCTATTGCTTTAGGTTGCTTTACAAACTGCTTACCCTTTTTATTACCTTTAGCCTTGGCTCTATTAGTAGCCGCTTTCTCTGCTGGACTTAATGCAGCCCATGCTGCTTCAGGTAAATATCTTTTCTTACCTTTAGATGGCTTACCGTCAGATGTTTTCCACTTCTGAGCAGTCCAATCTTTTAAAGACTTCTGAGATTTAGCAAGTGCCATTACTTGTAACCTCCGCCTGCTTTCTTATATTGCACAGCAAGTAGTTGTGCTTTACGGGCTGACCATTCTCCAGGGTCTCCACCTTTAGAACCAGCCTTAATCTTTTTAAATAGTGTTGCTCTCATACCAGGTTTGGTATAGTTACCAGCAGCATTGACTTTAGACTTAGCCTTTTTCTTTGCTACCATTTAACTTTATCCGCCCAATAGGCTGCAGACATCTTACCCTTAGCGATGTTTCTACCGTGTCTTGCTTTGAAAGACTTACGCTTCATTTTCATACGCTCTGACTCACCAGATTTTGGTTTACCAGCAGTGCTTGCGCCTTGCTCACCAAATCGGATAGTCTTTACTTTGCTTCCCTCTTTAGCCACAACTACGTGTGACTTCTTAGGGTGATTAGGAGTACGCTTTGGCTTGTTATAGCCAGATACACCAATTCTCTTTAATACTGAATCTTTCATTTTTGTCCCTTAATTTCTTTTTTAGTCTTAGGGTCAAAGCGAGTTTTTTCTCTTCCGTCCTTACGGAGAATAACAATCATACCGTCCCTCATAATTGATTTATTAAACCCGTCATGACGCTTGCGTTGACCCGATGACATTACTTAGATTTCTTTTTGACTACTCCAGGAGCAGTGCGAGTTTGAGGTATAAACATTCCTGGGTATTTTCTTTCGATTGCTCTGCGAGCCTCAGCCTCGGCTGCAGCCACACCTTGAGGAGATATCTCTTTTTGAAATGCTTTTTTTGCGGCTTCACCATAAGGTTTAACAAGTTCTTTTATTGTTTTTTCCCTGTTAAACTCTTTAGTAATTCTTTTAGAATTAGCCATATTACTTCTTCTTGCCCATTTTTTTCATGCCTTTTTTCATAACCATTTTCTTGCCTGACTTCTTGGCTGCTTTCTTAGCCATAGCCATTCCTTTTTTAGAGTATGAGTACTCTTTTCCATTTACCATTGGCATTATATTTGTCCTATCTCTTTCATTACGGCTGCGGCTTTTGGAGTTATATCTTTAGTCTTAGGCATAGTGTCCGCATCATACGCTTTACCTAATACTTCTGAAGCCCTATGCGCTTCCTGTACGTGACGCATAGTTGTTCCTGCTGGTTGTATCCCCTGTGCTCTAGCATCTCTATATGCCTGTAACTCAGAGTTCCATTTCTTATCTGGTATATCTCTCTTAGCATCTCCAGTATTCATCTGAAGACTTAAACCTTTACATCCAAAACATCCTTCAATAGGAGTTGGATGATGTTCCCAGTGTTTCATTTATCCCCTTATACTGCTGTAAAATTTGCTTCTGTAACTCCTATACCACCAGCAATTAGTGCTGCTTTGGTAACGTCATCTACTATATGTTTATGCCCACCTATATAGAACTCTTGATATGTTTCTACGCTTGGGTCTAAAGGATAACGATTTATTCTATATGAACCATTCTGTTTTACTACAGAAGTGCCAACATTTCTTTTATAGAAGTAGAACAGACGGTGTTTACCCGAAGGTCCTTCTTGTACATTAGGTGTTGTAAATACGAAATCTGCCATTGTTCTCCTTAATGAACTTACTCCGTAGCAGGAATATTTCTACTCCTGCCACAGCGTCAATCAACTAAGCGATTGATGAACCTGATTCGATTCTGTATAGTGCCTCTTCACGGTAGCGAGCAAATCCTAATACGCCGTACCAACCCATTGGGCGGTGACGCATCAAGCGGTCAACTACTGGTCCGATAACTACATGTGGCTCTTCTGCTACGGCCTCGGCCAATGCTTGCTGTCCAGCGAGGATTGTACGATAAACACGTGCAGATGAAGAACCGTCTGTAGCATTGTACAGACGTGGAGACTCTACGAAGTATGCACCTTCGTATGTTCCGATTTCTCCTGCCCAGATACGGTCTTGTGCAGAGCCGTATTGGTTAGGAAGTAACCATCCTGCTGAACCTGTCTCAGCACGAAGGTCGTGTGAAACTTCTGGGTGGATACCACACCAGTATAGGCTACCCTTGCGAGCAACAGCCTTGTTAGCACGTAACTTGGCTACAGCCTTGCGTAGGTTTGCAGATGAAAGAGTTGCAGCAGCAGTAATTGTTGCTGTTGAGGTCGCTGTTGAACCTGAGTAGATTACGTTTGAACCGCCACGCAATGTTGTCATTGCTACGGAATCAATAGAATCTGCTAGGTTGTAAGCGATAATGTTTGCGATTGCTGGGTCTACATCAGCAAGGCTGAATAGTTCCAACGCACGTGTTACCAACACTGAGTTACCGTACTCTGCAAGAGTAATGGTTACTGAAGTTGGCGTTGACATTGCTACTGAATCGACATCGTCGTTTTCAGTTAAAGCAGTTGTCGCTGTTGATAGGTCAACATAGCGTTGTAAAACGACTGTTGAACCTGGAATTGCTTGACGTGCTGGACGCTTATCTGCGACAGAACGAATTAGGGGTTCTGAACGGAGAGCGAATTCAAGAAGACGGTCATACGCCTTCTGAACCAAACCAGCAGCACCAGCGGTACCTCCAAGAGAGGAACTACCTGTGGTAGTATAGTTTACTGTTGCCATTGTTTGTCACCTCCAAGTGACTATGAACGGAATTATTGTGAGCGAAGTACATCTAGTAATGCATCCATTGAATCTGCATTATCGATGCGAAGATTTAAATCCTCTGCTCGGTCTGGGGTCATAGCGCCTTGTGTGAGTACATCTTGCTGCCTTAAGGCCGCTTTATCTGTTTCACTTACTTTAGACTCCTCATTAGCAACTGTAATTCCGAATAAATCAGCGTTATCATCGAGCCAGTTATTTACTGTCTCTTCGTTAACCTCTTCTAAATCCTTAAGAACTAGTCTTGCTGCTTTAAGGTTGACACCCTTCTTTTCTAGGACTTCTTTGACTGTACGCTCACGCTGCACCTTGGATAATCCCTCAAGTTGCTCAGTGAGTTCTTTGATACGCTTCTCATCGTTGCGCTTGGCTTTCCGCAATTTTTTAAGTAAATCGCTTCCTTCCAATTGCACACCGTTGTCGGTATCTAGGTCGTCTTCGTCTTCATCCCAGTAGTTGTTGCTCATAGCAACCCACCCTTCTATTCGTTGTAGTCGCAAGCCTCAAGTCAATTCGGGGAAATTGGTTGGCTCTTGCTATCGGTCTTTTACGCTATGTGAGGCCGATGGATTCACATAGGATTCTATATTTGTCCTGCTGCTCTATCTCTAGATGCAAGTCTTCCGGCTCTACCACCGAATCTTGCTTGCTCTCTTTCACTTAAGTTTTGAATGTTTTGTAATGATTGATAGTTTTGGTCAAATACTGCAGAAAATGCTTGTTCTTGAGTATATGCCTTTGCTGGTTCAATACCAGTTTCCATAGAAGTTAATTTCTGTGCAGTCGGAAGTATTGCTGCTGCTTGTCCAAATTTAGGTTTAGCAGATGCATAGCCTTGACCCTTAGCAAGAAACTCACCTGCTGCTGCTTCACCAACTGTTAATCCTTGGCTTTGGGCTGCTGCCATAATTCCATATCTATTTACTTTTCTTTCCAAATCTGCAGCACCTTCAGCACCTAGTAATAGTGCTTTACCAAGGTCTGTTCTAGTAGCAAATGGCATCTTGGCTTTAACCATATCAGACCACTCTTTTGGAGCATTATCTATAGCATCAAATACATCAGCAATAATTCTAGTGCTTTCTAATACTGACTTTCCAGTACCCATAACTTCATTTAAGAATGTTTCATTTGCTAAGTCGCCTAAGTTAGATTTGCGTAAAACCTCAGAAATTGCTTCTTGGGACTTAACATACTCCGCTAATGTAGGAACATCAATAACTTCTCCTGCAGCACGTCTATCTGCTAATTTGAATATTCCACTAAATCTGTTGGTAAACTCTGGTATCAGTTTGTTTTCTTTAGCATCATAAAGTGCTAAGTTTATAGAATCAGGTATTGTTGAACCTGATTTATAATATTTTGATACAATGCTATATAATTGCTTTACATATGGTTTTGATGCTTCGGCAGCACCCATAAGTAATTTAAGTGTATTTATAAATGCTTCTTCTGATAAATTTTTAGTAATCTCTTCTTCATATACAGCACCAGGAACATCTACAAAAGTAACTCCTGCTGCTTCGGCTAAAGCATCTGTTCTTTCTTTACCGTATACTTTGGACAATTCAATTTGTTCAGGAGTTAGTCCACCATATTTATTTATTCCAGTTGCTGCTGCTTTTGCAGCATCTGCTTCTGATTTTAATTGAGCGGATGTTTTTACAACTCTGCCAGCAATTGGGTCGTATATTCCACCAGGATTACTTAGTGCAGCAATTTGTGCATTAACCGCAGCCGCTAATTTAGCGGTACCACTAATAGCCTGTGTAAGAATTGGCCTACCTTTTTCAAGGGCAGCAGCAGCACGTGATTCAGCGGCAGCCTTTGTTTGAGCAGCAGCCGTGTTTTGGGCCTGAGCAGCAGCAATTGCACCTTGATTAATAATCTTTTTGGGTGTAGCCATTATATACCAAATCCCATCGCTCTTGCTAGTTGTGCGGCAGCATTCTTAGCATTACCAATTTGTCTTTGTGTGTTATCTGCCTTTGGGTGCATTAGTGCTTTCTGAGTAGCCTCACCGATAGTTGCTGATGGTGCTTTTCCTATTACTCCATCTGGACGAAGTAAACTATCAATAAATGGGTCATTCAAATCTAATGAATCGACATCCGTTTCCCAAGCATCTGCAATTGCTTTTAGAACTGGATTATATAAACTACGAACAGTTGCTCCAGGTGTGGACTTAAATCTATCTGCAAGTTGAGGATATTCTGCAGCAGCCTTTGCTGCTAACTCTGTCTTATAATCTTCAGCAGTAATCTTACCTGTGGCAATCCTTTTAGCAGCATCTTGAATTTCAATATCAGATACAGTGCTTAAGTTGAATGCTTTAGCAATTTGACGAGCATTAGTTAACGAATCAAGAGCCTTGGCTCCAAGAGCCTTCTCATCAGCAAAATTAACCTTAGACCATAGATAATCTCTAGTAAAGTCTTTAGGTTGAAAAAATGATGGAGAGGTAGTCTTGATTATGTTCTTGATATCTTCGGGAGTATCACCAGGTTTAGTCTGGCTTCTTACTGTTTGTACTACTGTATCAAGTTGCTTGTTCGCAGCCTCATTATACTTTCTAGTAAAATCTGCTAAATCCTGCTTTGATAGTTTTCCAGTAAATTGGATATCCACCATAATTGCATCAAGGAGTTGTTTGGCAGCAATATCGGTAAGTTTTATAGCATCTTTAGATATAGTGGTGCTATTTGGGCTAGCCCCTCCACCGCTAATTCTTGCCAATACAGCATTAACTAACGCGTCTTGTTCTGGTGTCATTATTGAGCATCCTTTAACATATCTTCAGAGAAGTTTCTAATTAGTATTTCCTTTAATTTTGGGTGCCAAGTTTCTGATAATACTTCCAATATTTCAGCATAACCATCTTGAGTTTTTGCTTTTCTTGGGTCTCTTTCAGGCAAACCTTTATAGAAAGTAGTAAAAGTATTTCTTATGCTTACAAAATCTTTTACATCTGACCACAGTTTAGTATTACCGTACTTTTCCATAAAGTCTTTATCAGAGACAATTTTATTCAGGCCATAAGCATACTTATAGGCTCTATCTCCACCCTTAGGGTTATTATACTCCACCCACCAAGATTCGCTAATTTTTCTCAAATCGTTACTAGCGGCATCTTTAAGAAGAACTTTTAATTCTGGAACAGAACGTAAAGGCTTTTTATATATATCTTGGGCCTTCTTTTCTAAAGCATCCACTAAAAGATTATAACCTTGCCAGGCACGGTTTTTTAATCTTCGACGTTCTTGCTCTTCAGGAGTAATCATATAACTATTTAATGGACTACCATCTGGTAGTTTAGTTTTAGGATTCCTTAAAATGTTATATACGGTTAGATTAAAGTTATCTTTAGTATCTATATCTAAACTAAGCAATCCAATTAACTCTGGGTCAACTTTTGCTAAAGTAACTGCAAGGTCAGTATTGTCCTTAAATACTCTATTATAGGATTCAGCGTTAGGTTGGATATATGCTTCTGGACTAGAACCTTTGAATGTAATTCTATCTAAAGGAAAGTCGGCACCTAAACGTTCATTAAGTTCAGTACCAGCAAGTTTCTTGGCTTCTTTTTCGTCAATTCCTTTTTGCCTGTATTTATTAACCAACATACCATATAGGTCATCGTATATAGCCATAGGGTTTGTGTCGACCTTTGCTGGTACACCAAATATGTTAGCGAAAGACCAGGACGCTTTTACTCCAAATTGCTCTCTTGCAATCATGTTTATTTTCTCAGGACCAGGATACTTCTGTATTTTTAGGTCATCTAATGTCATATAGTAATTATGAACATCTGTCCATGAATCAAGGAAGTCTCTTTTACCTTCTGGACCTGACAAGTAATTGATAGCATCATTTGCCCAACGAGGGATTAATGCTTCTTTTATTGACGGTTGAGGACCAAATGGAAATACCACATCATAATATGAACCTAAGTAGTTTTTAAGTACATCTTCTGCGTTTGGCATTCCACCATAAATCTTAGATACGGCTACGCTTCCGAATATGGATGGTGTTGGATAGTTAAGCAAGAATCCAATAGACCTAGCATTTAATCTAATACCTTTACCATCAAAGAATCCCATTTCTTTACTTAGTGGGACCACTATGTGTGTTGCTAATAATGGGTCACTAGTTGGTGCGCCGTACTTATCTACACCGAAAGACCTGAATGTTGCTTGATAATTATATAAGAATTGAGCAACTCTCTCAGGATTATTTAGGGCAAACTTACCATACCTATAGAAAGCATTTAAGGATGCTGCTGGAAATGCTGTTGCTAAACGTGCAGCATATAAAGGCTTGCTTTGTCTGCGAATATTATAAAAGGTACTTTCGTTCTGCTGTAATGCTTCTCTAGAAGCAGCGGAACGTAGAACATTTATTTTATCTAAATCAACAGTTCCATCTTTTTTAACAAAACTAAAACCTTGCTCTTCAAGTTCTCTTGTCTTACGTTGTAGGTTTTGAACAAAGAACTTGTTTCCAGAAGCCCAACGAATTGGATTTTCTGGTGCAGTTAGTTTAGAAAATATTGCAGATGCTGCTCTATCAAGTTGTTTTTCTACCCATCCTAAATTCTTAACTCCAAATTCAGATGCATTATGTACATCAAAATCAAGTGGATGAATTGGACTTAGGTTTCTTAAATCTTTAGAAAGAATCTTTTGAAGTTGAACTGAATCTACTTCGCCAGCAAGTGCGGCAAGTCGGGCTTCTTTATCAGGTAAGAATCTGTTTACTAAGGCAACCTTATCTGCAATTATACTTGGTATGTCAGCCTGGCTAACTGGACCAAATTGCTCAAAGTATCCTAGATTCTTGTTGCCCCATGCAATTAATTCTTTTTCTGGAACATCAGCAAGAATCTGGTCTATCAACTTATCGCCTCTTAAAGAACGATTAGTGAAGTATGCCAACTCTTCAAAATATATTGGGTCATTAACATATGTTACAGTAGAAGAACCTCTTCTAGTAATCATTCCTTGACGGATACCTGTTGTTAACTCACCTAGATATGTAGCACTGGCAGTTCTAGCATTACCAAATTCTTGTTTCATAGCAAGACCAAATTGGTTAGCATTAAAAAGACTATCTACTGGCACATACTCATCATTTACAAAAATGTAATTTTTATCTGTGCCATAAAAACGTTCTTTGTACTTACTGCCTTTTTCGTATACTAAAGCCTGGTTATACTTTTGCTCGCCAAGGTCTTTAAGGATATTTTCAATTTTTTCATACTGTAAGGCAACCTCTTTATTTGTCTGAAGTATGTTTTTTGAATCAGGAGCCAGGGTTGCTAATGATGATTTAGACTTAGTTATAGCAGCCTTAGCAGCAAAAATCTCTCCAGAATACTTACCCTTTGTATCTACTTCTTTTTCTAGATACTTAATTCTTCGCTCTAAGTTTGCAACAGTAGGAACCTGGGCTGTAAGTTTTCCAAATGGGCGTATAGCATCTCTAAGTTCTAATTCTATATCATCAACCAACTTATCTGCTGCTTTGAGTTCGTTAACAACTCTTGCTTGGTTATCTCTAATTGCTTTTGGTGATGGCTTAATCTGGCCTACACCTAAGAATGTATCAAGTTCTGATGTTAGATTATTAAGATTAGTTACTGCTTTGTCTAACTGCTCTGTTAATCCCTCTACAGTTTTATTAATAGCAGATATTTCTTTAGCATTATACTTAGCAGAAAGTTTTCCAAAAAGTCTATTTTTATTATTTTTAATAAAGTTCTTAGTCATGCTAGGAACTCCATCAAGAACGATTGATGTACCATGCGCCATAGTAGCACTAAGTGAAGGCTCAAAAAGGCTGTTCTTAGGAATGTAGTTTGGACGTGCCAATACATCAACAGACCAGTATTTATTTGTTACTTCAAATACTCGTTGAGCAATTTCGCTGGCTTCTACTGTTAACTTCTGTCCCTTTTTACCAATAGGACCTTTTTTCAATGTTGATTTTTTAATTTCATTTTCAATCATATTCCAAGGTGCCACTCTGTAAGACTCTACTAACTGTCTTTGAGTTTGGGCATCTGTTAGGATACGCATACCCTGTGCGTCCATACCATAACCAGTTCTACCAATAGAATCCATCGTACCGAAAATATGGTTCTTGATTGTTTGCGTAAATTCTTTAATTTTTGCTACATCGTAATAACCGTACTTAGCCCCTATAATGACTCCTAATTGGTCATCAAGAGCATCTAATACATTAACCCTAGATGCGTCGTCTTTAGCACTTACAAAGTCAGACATAATCTTGTTACGAAAATCTGCAACACTTACAAACTTACCAGGTGCTGTTTCAACTTGGTTTGGAACACTCTTACCAAGTATGCCTGCAGTTTTAGTATATCTTAATGCATCAATACTGTCAAATACCGCATTCAATTCTTTAACACCATCTAGCGGACGAACACCTGAAAAGGTCACATGTCCTAATGGTAATTGTGAGCCAGCAAAATTAACTACTCTGGTCAATGGACCATTAAGGCTATTGCCCAAGATACGTTGCCTGATAGTTCCTACTGATATAGCGGCTTTTTTACCTAAAGCAAATTTTGGCTCAATTGGGAAAAAATCTTTACCCATCTTAGGTGGGGTTCCAGTTTTAGGGTCAAGAAGAGCATCTTTAATTTGTCTATATTCTGGCACACGATTAATTGCATCATCAAATGCTGCATTCATCCGTGACCAGGAAGTTTCATTAAATTCAGGTAATCTGCCAGTCTCAACTACACGATTTCTAATAATGGTATTAACGTCGCCAATTTCATACAAATCTGCTGGCGCATTTTTAGAAAGTCTATCTAATGCTGGTAAGTAACCTTTATCTGCAAGAATTAAATCTTTTACGGTATCAGGATTGTTTGCTCTTAGTATCGGACCAATTAAATTTTCATTATTAGAAAATCTACCTAAAGTATTTGTTACATAATTAGCATCTGTGCTATTAGCAAGTTTTACTATTAGGTCGCCAGAGACTGTTTGTTTTCCGCCTTGAATACCAGTTTCGAAAGCCACACCATCATTGATGTCTTTTTCTAATTGACTTACTGCAGTTCCTCTTGAACTTAATCCTGTTTTTCTGGCAGCAAATTTTCCACCTTTAGTTACAGCACCAAATGCTCCAGCAATAGCAACGTTAGATGCTATAAAATCTGTAGTCCCTGTAAAATATTTACCAACTGTATTATCGACAAATGCTGCTTGAACATCATTATCATCCCATAAATCTATATTATCTAAATCTATTTGACCTAAGCCAAAAACAACATTAGCAACATCTTTAATGGGAGTTAAGTCTGACTTGGTTAACGCTTGTCCTAGACTTATTTTTTCTGAACGATTATAGGCACGTTTTAAATCTGATAGTTGAAATCCTTTTTCAAATTCTCCTGGTGAGTATAGTGCAGAATCAGAATCAGTTAGTAATGCCGCCGTCGAGATAGGTCTTGTTACGTATGGAGAAATTACCTCATCGTGAAGCATTACGCCAGCCTTTAAAACAATGTCATTGCTTGCTGCTTGAGACTTTGCAGAATACTTTAGATTATCCTTGATTGCTTCTTGGGCAGATTTTTCTAGTCCAGCAATAGATAATTGTTTAGATGTTCCTATATCTACACCAGCAGGTATAACTACATTTGAAATTGCTTGAGCAGGACTTGAGATATTTCCAGTAAACCATCCAGCCCAGTCAGATACACCTTTGGCAAGTCCCTGACCTACTGGTTTAGCAATATTGTCAAGGAAGTCATTCCAAAGTGACATTATTGCCTCCTAAAATTGTAAGTTATAGTTTGTAGAGTTTCCACCTTTAGGAATATCTCCAGTAATTGTTTCAATAAAAGCATCTCTATCTTCTGTAGATTCCCAAGGAATCATACCTAAGGTAATCGCTATACCTGCATTTTGGTAACCAAGCGAAGAAGCAAACTTATCTATATTATCATATAGACTTCCAGATTGCCACTCAAACATCTAGTTGACCAACTAAATAATTTACAAAACTTTTAAATGAATCTGGGGCATTTGGTGCCTTTGCAGCATTCGCAAATGATGGTAAATACTTTTTGACTATTGCTTGATTCTCAATAGGTCTTCTATCTGGATTTATATTCGCAGGAAGTACGTCGCTTCCTAATCCTCTACCAAAATCTACACCAGTACTTTGTGGTTCTAATGGATTTGCTGTATCATCTAGTAATGTTCTAAGTTTTGCCATAGAGGCTGATGGACGCATTGCGCCAATATCAGGTGTTGTTTGAGGGTTACTCATCGGTGCTGCATTTTGTTGTGCCATTGTTTCGACTCCTGTAGAACCTAAGTTTTTCATACCTGGCATATACCTTTTAGGCTGTCCATTTTTTGAACCTGCCCCACCTGTTGCTGATACACCCATATTGTTTTGAGGTGCACTTGGGCGGTATCCACCGCTATTCTCGTTACCAGCCACAGTTTCTCCTACTTAATTTTTCTAGGTTGTTCTTTTGATATATAAGGACCTGCAGTAAATGCAGTAAGTTTAGATGCAATTTCCATTGCCTCATATGCATCAGCGCCAGCATGTATAGCACCAAGTGCGTATGCTGCTCCTGAGCCTGCAGCGTATACTCCATCTGCAGATTTACTTATAGATAACTCTTGGTCAACATCAAATATCTCTCCACCAACAGCCATTATAAACTGAAAGCGAGTTTCCTTAGTATCTTCATCAAAGTTATAGCCATTATCTGACATACATTTACGCAGAGATGGCATTGCTTTTACTACCATAAAATGATATAAATCTTCTTTGTCTTGCTTTGTAGGAGTTGGTGGCTCCCAAACATGTTGTGCTATATCACAGGGTAGTGTCTCACCAGAACCAGCAATTAAGAACATACCATTTTCTGAAATTTTTCTTACTTCAGGATGTGTATAAATTCTACCATCAGCATCTGTAGTTCTACTATCGGCAACTAAGAAACAACGGTCCTTATGTTCTATTCCTATAATTGTTGTCATTGTCCCCTACCTAGTTAACTTCTTGTTACTACTCTTCCGCCTGCTTTTCCACTTGCTGTTAAACTTGAAAGAATTGTTTGAATGTCAGGTGATTCCTGTTGTGGTAATGATATTGGTTCTTCTTGAGGAGGACCTCCTACTGGAGCACCAGAGGGAGCAGGGGACGTTTGCTCAACCATAGGATTAGAGGCGCCAGCAGGAGGAACCTGTTGTTGCGGTGCAAAGGTAGCCTCAATAGCATCTTCTAATGCTTGTCCCTTTTGGCGAGCCTTGATAACCGCAGCAATTTTATTTACCATATCTGATGGGTCTTGTCCCTGTGTTGCCATCGCTGGTATGGCCTGAGCCATTGCTGTAATACCACTGAGTAATGCTGTACGCATATCCTCAATTTCAATTTTCTCAAGTTCTTGTGTTACGTTAACAGTAAATGGCAACTCACGCATAGCCATATCTTTAGATATTAACTTACCACCAAGTGCTTGAAGCATGAAGATAAGACCTTGGGCTGGATTAAGACCAGCAAGCATACCATAACGGACATCGGCTGAATAATCACCCTTGATGTCTTTGGTTGGCTTATAAGTAATTTCATATGGTGAGCCAGAATCTACACCACGAATTGTTTTCTCTTCTGGATATATTAACTCATCAACTTCAAAACAGATACTGATTACATCACGAAGTCCAGCAGCAAAGATTGCTTGGGCTGATTTAACCTGTGTATCAAATGCTCCCATAAGAGCCTGTACACCTTGACCAGTAACGATAGATGCATCAATGTTACCAGTACGAGACTCTGGATAACGAGCACCAACTCTAAGTTCTTGATTAAGTAATGTTTGCTCTGTGAATGCGCCTTGTGGTAGAGTAAGTTCTACACGACGAACACCTGCTGGGTTTGCGGTGCGGATAACCGCATCTCCACCCAACTGTAGTTCTTGTACATCTTGTGGGAGTACAATAGGTGCCTGTACTGATTTCTCCGCTGCTTCCATTGCCAGTAAGGCGAAACGGTTGCGGAGTAACTGAATTCCAAGTACATCGTCGAATTGTCCACGTAACTCATTGTCAATAGACGGTTTACGTGCTACAACTACCATCATTTTACCAAGAGGATTCCTGGCTTGTGATAAAATTAAATTATCTTTTGCTGGTACATATACAACTGATTGGTCTTTGTCGTAGTAGCGGATAATTTCTACTTGACCATTTAGGTCTTGCTTATATCCCATTCCGCCAAGAAGTATGTTATCATACTCTGGGAATTGTGCTACTAACTCACCAAGGGTAAGTGTGTATCTTTTAGCAAATGCTATACAACGTCCATATCGGTCAAACTCTGGGTATGCACCAATTGGGTTCTCTACACGGATGCGAGGCAGTTTAGCCTCATCATCCAATTCTATAATAAACGGAACAAAGCCGTAGGTTATATACCAGTCTGCTCCTGAGTACATCTGGACCGATAGGTCAGAATGCGAAAAGTAATTGCTAGCAATACGAGTACGCTTATCGGCAAAAGTACGAGCACGGTCAGAGACTTGATTAGCGGCTGAGCAGTTAACCGCCGGAAGAGGTGCCATAACCTCAGAAAGGTCCCTGGCAACGATATCAATAAAATTTGCAACGACATTAGCATCTACACCATCTGGAAAAAAGTCTGGATAGACTTCAGCAATCTTTCCTTTACGAACAGCAAGAACGTCAAGATTACGGGCATCTCTTTCGCTGTTTCGATAACGTAACGATTGTACCCGTGCCGCTATCTGTTCAATTGTTAATGCCATAGTTTCCTATCCATAAGTTTCTTGCCATTGCTCTGCAAAGGCTTCGTCTAAATTAAGTGAACCTCTACTAGCCATCTGTGCTCTAGTAGCCCATCTATTTGTCTGGTACTGCCCAACTTTACTTGAAGTCTGCATTAGTTCTCTACAACGGATAACAGCAAACCATAATGCCATTACACAGTCGGTAGGGTTCTTAGTATCAGGCTTCCAAATTATAAGTTGCTGTACTAAAGACTTAAGTCCCTCAGAGCCTTCATTAGAAGGTAACTCTATAAGGTTGTTATCTTGGAATCTACCATCTCTGGCTGAACCAAAAAGGCTAGCCATAGAGGCTACACCGAATCCTACATCCCATTTATTCTTACCAGTAAAGTGTGAGTTAAGTTGACATCCATAGGATGCTAGGTAATCACGTAACTCTGTATCCATAGCGTAGTACTTCTGGTGGGCGTTAATTTCAACCCTAAACTCTTGTGGCTTAAATCTTTCTACCCACTCTTTGATAAGAGCATTCTCTTTCTGTGGAGTAGGGTCAACCATGTTGACGCAATCTAAAACATATATACGACCATCAGAACGATTATAAGACACTGCTACGAAAGCAGACCTACCAGTTACCGCAGGGTCAAATCCTATAACTGTATAAACTGAATCTACGTTCTTGGGATGCCCCGGTGTGTCTTTCTTAAGTGGTCCGCGCTTTCGCATACCGTTAACACATCCTGCGACAATTGTTGGCGAGAATATGGAATCGGATTGGACGTCTTCTTGTTGGTAGACCATAGCCCAGACTGACGGAGCCACTTCAGACCGCCTTGTAAAAAGCGAAGGTCCATCCCATTTGGGATATAGTCCTTGCTCATTAGGTTCGTCCTTGTCTCCTTCTGCCCTGTCTGTCCAAGGCCAAAGTGTTTTCCAGTTCTTTGGGTCTTCATCAAATTCTAAAACTGATGGCATAGCCATGTATGTAAATGGAGATTTGCCACCTGTCCACTGGTCGCCATCTCTAATCATTTTATATAAATCTATAGGTGCGACACGGGTTCCTACTATAAGCAGTTTGCCGTGCCGCCCCAAACGGGTGATGACTTCTTTTTGAAGCCATTCAATTTGCTTCTCCCACTCATGGGCGTTTGCATTCATCACCACATCGTCTAGGATAATCAGGTCGGCGCGAGCACCGTAAATCTGTGACCCGAATCCCAATGCTTGTACTGTTGGGTCTTTCTCTCCTGAGTCTCGTCCAGAACCCAGATAAATCATATCCGCTGACCAGGTAGGTGAATCTGCTTTGTAGCCACCGTTAGGTCCAAAAGCCATTTGCATCTTGGTCCAGTTAGGATGACTTAATCTTGTCTTAATCGCAGATAGGAACTTACGTGCCATGCCTTGCGTCTTTGAGACAATGATAATTCTAATGTTAGGGTCTATAGCCAAACGGTAGGTAACATAGTTGATTGTTAGTACAGTTGACTTAGCATGCTCTGGTGGTACGTTAATTAAAATACGATTGGTTGCTGCTTGCTCATAAGTCATACTAGGGTGGATGAACCTTGGTTCCTTACCCTCTACTAAATCAATCCAAGTCTTATGGTGGTCAAAAAGTTTAGTATCTAGGAATTGCTCTGAGAACTCTTCGAAGGAGATATCCTTAAGATTGGATAAGTCCGCTTTGACACCTTTGCCTGCTAAACGTGCTTTGTCCGCTTTGTCCTTAAAGTCCGGGTTGGCCATTGACCATTGACGGAAGGTTACATCGTTACGTCCTACAGCCTTCATGGCGTCTACTACGGTAGAGCCTTGGCTTAACAGTTCTAGTACCTGTAGTTGGGCGGCATCTTTAGGGATGTTTTGTACCCCTGGTTTACGACCCACAATTGCCCCCTAAAACGGTGATTTAACGGTCCCTATAAACGGGCAGAATATCCCCATTATATATATTATTATAATACTATAATAGGAGGAGCGGAGTTCCAAACGGAGCGAACTCCGTAATATTTATATTACATATTAGATAACCTGTTCAAAGTACTAAAACCGAACAGATAGGTAATAATTACGCTCATTCTGAGCGTATAATATATATATCCCCCCTATATTATATAACAGAAATTTATTATGGGACTATATAATATAATATATGACGGCAATTAAATAACCCTAGGGTCAAATCAAACCCTCAACCTCTAGTAAAGGGTTAGAGTTTGCAACTCTTAACCTAATGTTCAGGATTAGACTATCCAATATAAACATTTTTAGCGGGGGGGAAATAATAATTATTCCCTGAGAACTAACTGAGAACTAACTGAGCAACGAGGTCGGGCGTGTCGCCCAACACAAACCCTGAGAGTTTCCTGAGCAACGCACTCGGGCGTGTCTAGCTATCCCTTTTGTCCGATTTGCCCTATCTGCCCCGATATGATACACTTGTCCTATCTGCACCAGTTTGTCCATGTGATGTACTTCACAAAAGTTTTTCGGGAAATTGGCAAAATGAACTAGACAAAAAGCAGACTTAGGCACTACCTTTTACCTATTGGAGAAATCCAATTAAGTGTCTGGAAATCAGACACCTATCCGAGAAAGGAAAAAAGAAAATGGCAACAAAAGAAAAAGCACCAAAGGCAGAAAAAGCACCAAAAGAAATAATCCTTGATTCATCAATAGTTAAGGATTACCGCCAACTAGTTAAAAACTCGTTGGAAAGCCATTGGGGATTTATTTCAACCACTAACCAAAAAATGGTTGATGGAATTGCTTCGGTAAGAATTGTTAAGGCTTCAATAAATGAAGCCAGCAAAGATGGAAAAGATTCCATCATCAAAGCAAGTC